CACATGAGACTGCACAAGTCCATGCGCAAGATGCTGATGGTCCTTGGCAGGATCAATCGCTGGTGGCTCGAGGATATGCGCAAGGGCGATATGGTCGAGGACCTCGTCATTGGCCGCCAGGACTTTGACCGCAACACCGACATCGTTCCCGTTTCTGATCCGCATATCTTCAGCGAGACCCAGCGCTTTGCCCAAAACCAAGCCCTGGCTGCACTCGCTAAGGACAACCCCGACCTATTCGATCGCCGGGAGGTCATGAAGCGGATCTTGAAGCAGATGAAGGTGCCCGAGATCAATCAGGTCCTGCCGGATGTCCGCGAAGTCAAGGAGATGAACCCTGCGCTCGAGAACGTGGCCATGTCCCTCGGGCAGCCGGTCGCAGCCTTCCCGAACCAGGACCATATCGCGCACTTGCAGACTCACTTGGCCTACGCTATGGACCCTGTCTACGGCATGAACCCGATCATCGGGCAGAAGTTCGTACCGGCCATGCTTGAACACGCCAAGCAGCACTTAACGCTCTGGTACCTCAAGCGGATGAGCGAGTACATCAGCGCCACCGAGGTCAAGGATATGGACACCCTGAAGGTCACGCCGATCTTCGAGGAGGCTCAGCAACTCATGTCCGCGGTTGCAAAGCACGTTCATATCGACTCGGCCGAGACCTTCGAGCCGATGATGCCGATCCTCCAGCAGCTTATGCAGATCGCGCAGCAAATGCAGCCCAAGCCACCGGTACCACCGGAGGTCGAGGCCCTTGTTCAGACTTCGGTGGCAGAGACCCAGCGCCGAGCCCAAAAGGATCAGGGCGAACTCATGCTGAAGAAGGAAAAGCAAGATACCGACGTGGCGCAAAACGCCCAGAAGATCCAGGCCGACATCGCAATGAATGTCGAGGATAACCTTACCCGCCAGCAGATCGAGGCGGCAAAAATTGCCGGTGAGAACGCAGCACTCACCCAAGAGCAAGAGCGCACCGCTATGGCCGCGCAAGAGGCTGCACAACGAACCTTTGGAGTTTGAAAATGAGCGAAGCAATCAACATGCACAAGCGTCTTGCCATGGGCGAAAAGCTGACCGGCCAAAAGCTTAAGAACGGCGGCCGTCCTATGCCCAACAAGAAAAAGGATGAGTCGCCCAACCTGCGCCCCTACGAGAAGGAAGCACTTAAGCGCAAATGAACGACTTTTCGCAGCTTATCGGGATCATCAAGGGGTTGCAGGCTGATATTGCAACCTCCTTGGCGAACGGTAATGCCAACAGTTACGAGGTGTACCAGCGCCTCGTAGGTGAATACCGAGGGCTTGAACAAGCTCTGAAGGCTATCGACCAACTTTTAACGGAGGATCAGTATGACTAACGCTTCGAATGAAGCGGCGATTCGGGAAGCATTTCCTGAAGTTCACCCAGGTGCAGCACCCTTAGGCGCTCGATTGCTCGTTCAGATCAAGTCGCCCAAGAAGAAAACGACGTCCTCGGGCATCGTTTTGGTCGAAGAGACCAAAGAGGTTGAGAAGTGGAACAGCCAAGTGGCCAAGGTTATCGCTATCGGCCCCCTTGCTTTCCGTAAACGCGACTCGATGGACCCCTGGCCGGAAGGCTCATGGTGCGAAATCGGCGATTTTGTCCGCGTTCCCAAGTGGGGCGGGGATCGATGGGAGGTTGCGGTACCCGGAAGCGATGAAAAGGCGCTGTTTTGCATCTTCAACGACCACGAGATCATCGCCAAGGTCACGATGGACCCTTTGACGATGCACATTTACATCTAGGTTTTGGGAGAAAACCGTGAATGCAAGCGACAAGCTAGAAATGCAGCTTAACGTCCAGGAGGCAAACGATGGCTCGGCCATTGTTGAACTGCCCGATAGCGTTGAGCCCATCGATCAGACCCCTCCGGAGCCGGATATTTCGGTCCATAACGGGTTTGTTAACAACAACGAAGACGACGACATCGACCCTTCGGACCCCGATCGCGAGGCAATTCGAGCCGCAAGGCGCGAAGAGCGCAAACTTAAGCGGCAATTGGGTAAAGAAGAGAAGCGCCACAATTACCACCTGATCTCCTCGCTCAAAAAGCAGAATCAGGAGCTTGCCGAACGCCTTGCAAGCCTCGAAAAGCGCACCTCCGGGGCAGAAATGGCCCGAGTGGACAAGGCTATCGAGGATGCTGACGTCCGGTTGCGCTGGACGCAGATGAAATTGAAGGAGGCAGTCGAGTCGGGCGACGGTGACGGGGTGGTAAACGCCCAGGAAGCCATGTACGAGGCCAAGCGGCAGGTCGAAGCGCTGCAAAACCTCAAGCATCAGGCCTCCAGGCAGATCGAGACCTCGGGAATTAAGCCCCCGGACCCCGATATGCAGCGCCTAGCGTCCGATTGGATGTCCAAAAACCGGTGGTACGACCCCAAGGGCCGCGATACCGATTCCAAAGTAGCACTTCAGATCGATAAAGCCATGGCCGAAGAGGGATACGACCCATCAACCGAAGAGTATTGGGACGAGCTTGATGAACGCTTGTCAAAGTACCTTCCTCATCGTTACAATCAAGGCAAGAGCAATAGTCGTCCGAGACCACGCTCTGTTGTAACGGGTTCCGAGCGGTCCAGTTCGAGCACCTCGGGTAGCAGCAACGAGTTTTTACTCTCACCCCAACGGGTGGCTGCGATCAAGGAAGCTGGAATGTGGGACAACAAGGAACAACGCATGAAGATGATCAAACGCTTCATGGATTTCGACCGTGAACAACAAAGGAGTGGAAATGGACGATAGGCTTAGAAAGAATTCTGACGCTGGCCGACGCTCTCGGGCTTCCGAGGATCGACAGCGTGACGCACCTGAGGCAGATTTTGCCTTTGCGGGGGAACGTCGGAAGATGTTCCGGTCGGAGTGGCTACAGGAGGCTCTCCCGACACCGCCGGAGATTCCCGGCTTCCACCTTTGTTGGCTATCGACTACCAATTCGTATGATCCGATTCACAAGCGGATGCGCCTGGGCTACGAGCCTGTTAAAGCTGATGATCTTCCCGGCTTTGAGCATCTAAAAGTGAAAGCAGGCGAGTTTGCAGGGTTTGTGGCATGTAACGAAATGATCTTGTTCAAGCTTCCAATGGACATTTATCAGGACTACATGACGCAGGCTCACTTCGAGGCGCCCCTGGAAGAGCAGGAAAAAATCCGGGTGCAAGTCGAGCAGTTGCAAGGCGCACGCGACTCAAACGGCAGACGGCTTGGGATGGTTGAGGGCGACGGGATGAATTTTGACCAACCCACTCGACCCCCGGTATTCCAGGGTTGAGACCTCAGGAGTCTTTAACATGAGTGCTACCTCTGCTGCCTTCGGCATGCGGCCTGCGTTCCACCCGTCCGGGTTGGATCGTGCGCAAGCAATTGCCAATGGCATTACGTCGGGCTACGCGACGAACATTCTTAAGGGTCGGCCTGTCAAGATCGACGTCAGCACCGGCGCTATCGTTGTTGCCGCTGCTGGTGACGCTTTTGTGGGCTGTTTCGCAGGCGTGGAATTCACCGACACCACCGGTCGTCGGCGCGTTTCCAACTACTGGCCTGCTTCCACCTCGGCCACCGAGATCGTTGCGTATTTCTACAGGGATCCCGCCATCGACTATGAGATCCAAACCAACCCCACCATCGCACAAACCGCGATCGGCCAGGAATACGATCTTGCATCGACGACCGCCGGAAGCACGACCACAGGTCTTTCTGCTTGCATGCTGAGTACTACGGCTGCCGCAGCTAACGCCTCCGCCCAGATGCGCGTGATCGACATTGCGCCTTACCCCGACAATGCTTGGGGCGATACCTATGTCATCGTGCGTGCCCAGATTGCCGAGCATCAGTTCGGTGCCATCTACACGGGTTCGGCGAAGGCCTACCCCGTAACCATCGCTTAAGGAGGGCTAGATCATGGCAGCCCCGATGCGCAGTACCGACTTTCGGTCGATTGTCGAACCGATCCTTAACGAATCGTTCGACGGCATTTACGACCAGAGAGCCGATGAGTGGTCCACCGTTTTCCGTGAGCAAAACGGTATTCCCCGCAACTACCACGAAGAGCCGGTCCTTTATGGCTTCGGCGCAGCCCCTGAAATGCCTGACGGCACTCCCGTCACATATCAGCAGGGCGGCGTGCTCTTCCTCAAGCGCTATGTGTACAAGGTCTATGGTTTGGCCTTCGCACTGACCAAAGTGCTCGTGGAAGACGGCGACCATATCCGGATTGGTCAGGTCTATGCTAAGCACCTCGCACAGTCTCTCGTTGAGACCAAGGAGACCTTGGCAGCCAACGTGCTCAACCGTGCCTTTACCGCAGGCTATAACGGTGGCGACGGCGTTCCCTTGAATGCCAACAACCACCCAATCGTCTCGGGCACCTTCAGCAACCTGCTTACGACCGCTGCGAACCTTTCGCAAACGTCCCTCGAGCAGATGCTCATCCAGATCCGTCAGGCTGTTGACAACAACGGCAAGAAGATCCGTTTGAACCCGCTGAAGTTGGTTGTTGCTCCTGGCAACACCTTCCAGGCTGAAGTTCTGCTTAAGAGCGTTCTGCGTGCTGGTACCGCGAACAACGACATCAACCCGATCAAATCGATTGGCTTGCTGTCCGAGGGCGCATCGGTTATCAGCCGTTTGACCTCGCCTACCGCATGGTGGGTGCAGACCGACGCACCGGAAGGCATGAAGCTGATGATGCGCCGTGCCCTTGAGAAGACCATGGAAGGTGACTTCGAAACCGACTCCATGCGCTACAAGGCCACCGAGCGTTATGACATCGGCTGGACCGACCCGCGTGCCATGTACGGTACTCCTAGCGTCTAAACCGGCGAGGGGCTTCGGCCCCTCTCCTCATAGGAGAGAAAAATGGCGTACAACAACAATGTGACTAATGCAGCAGGCGTACTGTCGGCGATCACCGCAACGATCGCTTATACGGACACCGCCGCGGTCACCATTGGCACGCTCCCCGCAGGCGCTCAGATCGTTGATGTCAACATCGACGTGACGACTGCTTTCAATGCCGGTACGACCAACACGGTCACGGTAGGCAAGACGGGTTCGGCTGCGGCGTTTGTTGCTGCTACTTCGGTTGGCTCTGCTGGACGCGCTTCGGTCGCCACGACCGGCGTATACAGCGCCTGGGCTAACGTGGGTACCAGCGATATTGACTATGCAACCGTGACCTATAGCCAGACCGGCACAGCAGCAAGTGCAGGCGCTGCCCGTGTGACGATCGTCTACAAGTCGTTCGCATAAGGAGCGGATCATGGGTCAGTTCAAGCCGATGGTGAAAATGATGACCACCGAGCCTTCAGTGGAATTGAAGCTGAAGAAGGGTGGCCATGTGCAACGTAAAGCGATGGGCGGGATGCCCGACGCTATGGGTATGCCTGCGGCTGCAAAGCCTTCAGAGCGTGGTATCCCCATGGCAGCACGTCGTGGTATCGCTCCCAAGATGACCGTGCCTAAAGGCGGTATGCGCGGTCCAATGATGCGCAAGAAGGGCGGCGAAGTTGAGTCCAAGTCGATGCACAAGGCCGAAATGGCCGAGATGAAAGGCATCAAGAAGGAACTCAAGTCCCACGAGGACAAGCCTGCTTCCAAGGCGCATAAAGGCCTTAAATCGGGTGGTGTTGCAGCCTATGCAACCGGCGGCGTTATTCAGGCGTACGCGACCGGTGGCGTTATCCAAAAGTTCAAGAAGGGCGGACTTCAGGACGACGGCAAGGCAGTGAAGTACCCGAAGGTGCCTGCTACCAAACCTCCGTACATTACGAAGCTTGCCGACACCCACAAAAAGGGCGGTCGGATTGCCAAGAAGGCCTACGGCGGCGCGTGCTGAAACGGTGGGGGCTAAGGCCCCCGCTTACTTTAAGGACTTGCAATGAAAGTTCAATCCGTTTCAAAGACAGGAGTAGGCTCAAGCAGCGCTCTGGTCATGAATACTAACGTCAGCCCGTTTAATGTTGGGTTTGGCGTCGTTGTAACTGGGACGGTCAACTATACCGTCCAGCACACTTTTGATGATCCGGCAATTGGCTTTACGACTTGGTTCTCGCATCCTACGGTAGCCTCGCTGGCAGCCAATGCCGATGGCAACTATGCTTTCCCGGTAACCGGCGTTAAGGTCCTGGTGAACTCGGGATCGGGTACCGCAACGCTTAATCTCATCCAAGCAGGTATCTGATGGGCATCGTCGGCTACACCGGCGTTGCTGATCAAGCCAATACGTCCGATGGGTTTGCTCGTGGCGTAGGGGCTCAAAACGTCATTGGCGGCACGGATTGGGGCCTGGACGTTGGCGATAACGGCGTGGTCGATATGTATGGTGCGGCACCAACAACCACCTTCTACATTCTTGATGAGGCAACCCCAGGGTACGTCCTTCAAGAAGACAACAGCAAGATCGTATTGGAGGCCTCGTAATGGCTGATCAAAAGATTTCCGCGATGCCTACCGCCGCTACCCTGACGGGTGCGGAGCTTATCCCCATGGTCCAGAGCGGTGCGAACGTCAAGGCAACGCTATCAACCCTTCGTGCTTTTGACGCAGCTTATGGTGCCTTTAGCAGCAACGTCGACCAAACTGGAAGTATTAGCGCAGGTACGGCCATGACGTTCAATTCCGTGGATGTTGCAGACGGCGTTACGGTCGCAAGCAGCAGCAGGATTACTGTTCCCAACACCGGGATTTATAACCTGCAATTCAGTGCGCAGTTTAAGAACGTCGAAAATACGCAAGAGGACGTCACGATCTGGTTTCGGGTTGATGGCGTTGATCTCGCCAACTCGGCAACCCAGATGACGATACCCGCACGCAAGTCTGCAAGCATATTTGGTTATGGGGTCGCGGCCTGGAATATTTTCCTGTCGCTTACCGCGGCCCAGTACGTTCAAATTGTATGGCTTCCAACCGTCGCAACCTTGACGATGGAAAACCTTCCCGCAAGCGTATCGCCTGCTTATCCGGCGATCCCCTCCGTTATCGCTACTATGGGGCAGGTGGCCTAAATGCCTGCTAAATCGAAAGAGCAGTTCCGTCTGATGCAGGCGGTGGCCCATAACCCCTCGTTCGCCAAGAAGGTCGGTATCAAGCCGAGCGTAGGGTCTGAGTACACCAAATCCAACGTCGGGGGAAAGTCCTATGCAAAACTTCCTGAGCGCCTTAAAGAGGGCGGTCCGAGCCTTGCGGTCGGCCGTGGCGAAAAGCTTCCAGTCTCTCAAGGAGCGGGTCTTACCGCCAAGGGTAGAGCGAAATACAACCGAGAAACAGGATCAAACCTGAAGGCTCCACAGCCCGAAGGAGGCGCTAGAAAGCGCTCCTTTTGCGCCAGGATGCAAGGGGTAGTGGATAATGCCAAGGGACCTGCTGAACGCGCCAAAGCGTCCCTACGGCGCTGGAAATGCTAAGGGGTAGCGATGACAACATCGGGCACGGTAGGCCAAACAGTCATCACGACGCAAAGCCTCATCGATCATGGGGCTCGTCGCAGCGGTAAGTTTGCCGAATCACTGACGGTCGAGCAGGTCAACGCCTCCAGGCAAAACCTTTACTACCTGCTATCGAACCTCGCAAACCGCGGGATTCAGTTTTGGTGCGTCGAGCAGACCATCATCGGCATGAAGGCCTTGCAGTACATCTACGACCTCCCTGTTGGGACCGTGGACGTGCGCAATGTGCTCTACCGCAAGACGATGAGACCCTCGGGCTCTTACACGTCCTCGGCTGGTGGCACGGTTGCTAATGCCTTTGATGAGAATACCGACACCATTTGCACACAAACCTCGGCTGGCGGCAATATCGCAATCCAGTACACCGAGGACACCTACGTCACGATGGTCGGTCTCCTTCCGGGTACTTCCTCGACGGTCAACTTGATCATCGAGTATTCCTCCGACGGATCGACTTGGAGCACGCTCAAGAACCCCGGATCGACGGTTTTAGTGGATAACGAGTGGACATGGTTCACGATCGAGCCTGGGGTATCGGTGCCCTATTACCGCGTGAGGGCCGTATCAGGCACCCTGGTTATGCGCGAGGTCTACTTTGGGACCACGGTAACCGATATACCGATGGCTAGGCTTAATCAGGACGACTACACGAACCTGCCAAACCGCAACTTCCCAAGCAATCAGCCCCTGCAATTCTGGTTCGATCGCAAGTTGGACCCCCAGGTTTACTTGTGGCCGGTCCCGAATAATAGCTTCGTGCAAATGGTCTGCTGGCGGCAGCGTCAGATCGAGGATGTCGGAGCCTTAAAGGACTCCATCGAGGTCCCCCAGCGTTGGTTCCCGGCCATTCAGGCCATGCTTGCCCATGCGATGAGCCTCGAGCTTCCTGACGTGCAGGAAAACCGCATCCTTTTGCTTGAAAAGTACGCCGAGAAGGCCTTGTACGACGTCGAGCAGGAAGAGCGCGACAAGAGCCCGATCTACTTCGCTCCGAACATTTCGATGTACACACGATAATGCCAAGATTCCTGGACACTCATGGTAATACGGTGCTGTCGATCGCAATATGCGGTCGGTGCAGCATGAAGAGGGCTTATGTGCAGCTTTCTTCGGACCCAAATTACCCTGGGCTGATGGTTTGCGACGAGGGGTGCAAGGATCAGTTCGATCCCTATCGACTTCCCGCCCGACAAACTGAGAGAATTACACTTCGGTGGCCGCGTCCTGATACGCCACTAACCGTAGTTGATGATGCGCTGATCACCAATCCGTATAACACCTCGATCATCTCGCCCGAGCAGGCGAATGTCCCGGTAAACGGCAACATCGACGGCCTGGAAGACTGATATGCCCAACTTGCGAATCTCTGAACTGCCAACGGGTAGCGCCATAACGGGCACGGAACTGGTGCCTGTCAGCCAAAACGGCACGACCATACAGACGACGACCGCGGCGATTGCAGGCTCAATCAGCCTTAATTACCCGTTCATTACGGTTACTCAGCAGCCGCTTTTAACCTCGAGTCGTTACCTTCAAGTAGGGTCTGGACTAGCCATTACTGATGGGCTTGCACAGGGGCCGCTGACAATCAACGTGCAGGGCGCTCTAGCCTCTTTGGTAAGCGCTAGTAATGGAGTCCTTACTAAGTCGGGCACGACGATTACAGCAAGGTCAATTGCGACCTCTGGAAGTGGTTTGAGTATTGCCGATGGCGATGGTGTTGCGGCAGACCCAACCCTTTCATTGGCGGGTTATGTTGCCCAGGTTGCCGGGCTGTCTTCTGGGACCGGTCTTGTAAGCAGGTCTTCTGGTGGCGGCGCTACGCTGCTAACGATTACGGGAACCGCAAGCGAGATTGATGTAGCAAGCGGCGATGGAAGCTCAGGCAATCCTATTGTCAGCATTGCTGATAATCCAGCCCTTCCAGGTGTTCAGGGTGTCATATTGCCGTCCGGCGCAACAGGCGATCGTTCTGTCTCTCCGACCAATGGAACGATGCGCTATAACACCACCACTCAAAACTTTGAAGGCTATGCCAATGGGGCTTGGGGCGCGATCGCCGCTGGCTCCGGCGTTACCTCAATTACTTCGGGTCTTGGCATCTCGCTATCGCCAGCAACGATTACATCAACTGGTTCGGTGGGTATCGACACTTCGGTGGTCGCAACCCTAACAGACACCCAAACGCTGACCAACAAAACCATCAGCGGTTCGAGCAATACGCTTAGCAATATCGGTAACGCTAGTCTCACCAATAGCTCGTTGACTTACAACGGCGTTACAGTTTCGCTAGGTGGCGCTGGCACTATTACCGCCGCTAATCCCAATGCACTCACCGTAGGTACCGGTTTGCAGCTTGACTCCGGTACGACTTACGACGGCTCATCCGCAAGAACGATCAGCATCGATTCTACGGTCGCAACGCTCACCGGATCACAAACGCTGACGAACAAAACGATTAGCGGCTCGAGCAATACGTTGACCAATATCGGCAATACCAGCCTGACCAATTCATCGCTCACAATTGGCACGACAGCTATATCACTGGGTGCTACAAGCCTTACGCTTGCCGGTCTTACTTCAGTCACCGTAACTGGCGACCCAACATCGGCGCTTCAGCTTGCAACAAAACAATACGTTGATGCGGTCGCCGAAGGTCTTCATGTCCACGCCAGTTGCGCAGCAGCAACGACAGGAACGCTTGCGTCAATTACCGGTGGGTCGGTTACTTATAACAACGGAACCTCGGGCGTCGGCGCAACCTTAACCCTCGGCGTAGCACTGACCACGCTTGATGGTTACACCCTGCTTAATACCAATCGGATCTTGGTTAAGAACGAAACCAATCAGGCTCATAACGGTATTTATACCTGGGCAACTGGAGGCACGGTTCTAACCAGGGCGACTGATTTTGATACGCCCACTGAGATTGCGTCCGGCGATTTTACTTTTGTATCTAACGGTACCCTGTACGGCAATACGGGCTGGGTCCAAACCCAGCCTTGTGACGTTGTTGGTACTGACCCAATCATTTGGCAGCAATTTTCTGGCTCCGGCGCTTACACCGCCGGGACCGGATTGACATTGACCGGCACTCAGTTTTCTATTACAAACACGGGTGTCAGCGCTGCGACTTATGGGTCTGCTTCTCAGGTTCCAGTTTTTGCCGTTAACGCTCAGGGCCAGATTACAAGCGTCACAAACACCGCTATCGCGATCTCTTCAAGCGCCGTTTCTGGTTTGGGTACTATGGCTACGCAAAACGCGAGTAGTGTGGCGATTACAGGCGGAACGATTGACGGCACTACGATTGGCGGAACAACGGCCGCTGCCGGAACTTTTACAACGCTAACAGCAACAACAGGCATCTACGGAGGTGCATTCTAAATGGCACAGACTGGCTATACGCCCATTCTCATTTACGGAAGCAGCACCGCTTCGGCGACTCCGTCCGCTTCAAACCTAACCTCTTCCGCCAACGGTGCCGAGCTTGCGCTGAATTACACAGACGGCAAGCTTTACTATAAAGACAATACCGGTACCGTTCAGTTGCTTGCAAGTAAGGCCGGTGCATCAGGAAGCGTCACGTCGGTTGCCCAAACCTTCACGGGCGGCATTATTTCAGTGGCTGGCTCTCCAATCACCACGAGCGGAACGCTTGCCCTGACAGTGGCGGGAACCTCGGGTGGGGTCCCTTACTTCTCTAGCGCGTCAGCCTGGGCGTCTTCGGGTGCTTTGACGCAATACGGCGTTGTCTTAGGTGGTGGTGCAGGTGCTGCACCTACATCAACCTCTGCCGGTACTTCTGGGCAGGTTTTGACTTCAAATGGCTCAGGTTCGCCTCCTACGTTTCAAACGGCTTCAGGCATTTCCACTGGTAAAAGTATCGCTATGGCGATGATTTTCGGGTTCTAAGGAATAGATCATGGCAAATCCAAATATTGTCAACGTCACATCGATCTACGGTAATACCGCGTATGTGATTCCGTCTGGCACCACGGCGACAACGTCATGGACATACAACGGAACCACATCACTGACGGGGCTAACCCCGGCGGCAAATACCGTTAACCGAGTGACTTCCATCGTGGTAAGTAACACGACCTCAAGCGCAGCGACTGCAACGGTGGCGATTGGCAACAACGCGACGTTCGGATCAGCGACGGTGGTGTCTTACATGGCCTATCAAATTAGCGTACCGGCCAACACCACGCTGATTGTGACTGACAAGACCACCTCCTTTTATGTGACGGAGAACCAATCAGTCGGTGTGACTTCGGGGACAGCTTCAGCCCTGACTTACACAGCGACGTTTGAGGCGATCACTTAAGGAGCGCGGCATGGCGATGCGCTATCCCGGTGGCTTGATTGCCACCTCTCCGGTTAATGCTGCTTACCCTTCGGGTGTCTGGACGCAAGCCCAGACGATCCCTTACGCCTCACAAAACGTCTGGCAAAAC